ATCGTTTGGTTCATGTCCCAAGTGTCACCGATTGTCATTGTAGGATCAGCAACTTGATTCAACCAATAGGTGTTATCTGCTTCAACATCGATAGTATAACCAAGCGTACCGCCAAAATGTACAACTTCGTATTGATCACCAACACTTGCAACATCTTGAAGAAAAAAATCTTGGGTAATGGTTGTATTTGCAGGTGTGTTAAATGGCCAAATAATTTGATACGGACCAACACCAACGGCAACACCATTTTTCCTAAATCCAATATCAAAAGCAACTTGTGAAAGTGGTCCAGTGCCTTGAACCAACGTAGCTGTTACCCTTACTTGAAAGTTATACGTGCGATCAGCAGGAGCAACAAACTTTCTAGTTCCCGTGTTGTAGTTTCCACCATTGAAATACGGTGCAGGTGTTGAAGTTCCAAATTGAAATTGTGTACCAGCGGAAGGAATCGTAACTGAAAAATCACTATTTAAACCAATATAAAATAGGTTTGTTTGAGCTTGTTCATTTGTAATATATGGCTTTCCACTAACGCCATACGGAACGATCAACTGCTTAAACCATTGCGACGTAAGGAAGTCACTCACATAGGTAAACCCAGCACCTCCAATAATCTTATCAACGTACTTTTTTACGGATATTGCAGGGTAAAAATCAGCCGTGGTAAACACATCCGCATAAGGACTTGGTGCTTGTGTACGTGTGAAACTCGCTTGACCGTAATCGATTGCAGGGTAATAGTAATCGTTACCCGTACTGCCTACTGAATTAGTCCATGAATCCACAATATTAGGCGCATCCCATTCATGGTTCAACTCGCTGAAATCTAAATCGGTCAATTCGCTATCGCCCAACTGCTTAAACAAGTTCACGTTCTCACCGTACAAACCAAGTTCGTACGTCTTAAACTTGCCGTCACTTTTAACCGCTAACAACTGAGCAATACCATTAAACACCTCAACACCATTCTGCAACACGTAAGAATTTACCCTAACACTCGGGTCGAATCCGATTACCCACTGATCAAATCGGTAAATCGAACCAAACACATTATCATTGTTAGGAGTGCCAGGAATTTCAATGGTTCTGCTAACCGTTCCTTTGCGCTCTACGGGGTTTTCTATGTCCGTAATGGAATAGGTTAAGCGAATATCAATATCGTCGCTTAAATCCAATCTTTTGCCGTCAATATAAAGTTCTGTTATCATAACGGCATCGCTTCATCAAAGGTGTATTTGTAAGTCATGGTAAGCGTGTGCAACTGATCGAAGTCACGCTTCCAAACATTGTAAGACGTATCGGTTACCAAAATGGGAACTAAGTATTCAACAACACCTTCATCGGTTTGAAATGCTTTACGTAACCAAAGACGTGGTGAGCGCACCATTTCAGCTAACCATTCAAATTCTGCATCGGTTAACCAATCAGAAGAAACAGTAAACTCCTTCGAGTAATCCACGTTCGCATTGAATCGACTGAAACTGCTTTGAGTGTACGAATACGTTTCACCCATCGTGAGTAATGGCTTACTCGCTTCAATCCTTGTAATGTTTTGGCGTTCTCTGTTTGGTTTATTGAACACGTAGCTATCCACACCACCAAGTTGGTTTTGGAAGTGCACCTCGGTAAGATCATAACGCTGGCATCCTACATTCAAGTAAACAAAGTATTCAGCACTTTGCAACGTCAAATCATTTGCAGCCTTGGAAAGCGTCAAAGAATAATAACCATCGTCGAAAGGAAAGTCAATATCGCCACCTTGGGAATCCGAAGCAAATGCGCTCGGAATGGCGTACACCTCGGCCGGCATGAATGGAACGGTAATAACGCTGTGATCATTTGGATCGCTCGCACTGTGGTAAGGTTGGTTCTTTGTTTCAAAGTAAAACTCACGTAAAACAGTGCCGTCACTTGAATAGTAACGGTAACGAACGTAATCAATATTCGCCACGTTTTCAATCGTGCAAGGAACGTATAAAAATCCGCTTTGCATCCATCCACCACTTTGCGCAATCGCAACAGTCGACTGAGGTCGGTTCGTTAGCAGTTGGTGAATTGAAGGTGTTGAACTAACCACGTAATCGGTAAAGTCGTACTGGGGAAAGGAAAGGCTATCAATCGCACCGCAATACAACGTACCGGTGAAGTCGTATGTTGTTGCAGCTGCACCTGTGTACTCTTCCGAGAATTCAACCGTATAACTTCCCCACATATTTGGGCACTCAAACCCACGGCCTTCGTCAATGCCGGTATCAATCGTGATAAAATAACGTAATACCTCACGAATGTTGAAGTATCCGTAATCGTTGGTAGGGTTGGGTGTAGACTTCAACCTTGCCACCAAGTTTCCATTAAAGGAAACATCGGCCACGTATTTGAAATTAGGTTGCGCTACGTTGGTGCTCGACAAAACAAACGTAATGGGATTGCCCATTGTCGTAAAATCTTGTGGATTGGATTCTATCGTTATTGCCATTATCTTGGTAGTGTTTCTTAGTTGTTTGTTCCAGCAATGTAATCGGCTACTTGGATTGCAAGCTTCGTGACTTCTTCCGGTGTAACGAATGGAGAAACGAACGGGTTTTTCCTTACCCCGTACTTGTAAACCGAGTGCTGAATTTCACGCGCCTTTTCATCTATGGTTTGTCCTTTTCTCGGGCTTATCCCTTTTGCTGCCATCCACTTTTTGAACGGCTCACGGGGCGGGAATTTGTCCTTGAACTGGAAGGGAGAATCCGGTGCCTTGGTCGAACCAAACCGACCCTTAACCCCGTACTCTACAAACTTCCAATATCCAGGTGCCTCGATCTCGATGGCGTAATCTTTGCCGTACCTTTTAACCGGTAAGGGAATAATCCCTTGGGCAAGTACATAGGTGGCATCGCTCCCGTTCCTTGATAGGTTTTGCCGGAATGCATCAATGGCAGTGTTTGCCCAGTCGGTTAATATCTTATCAACCCCCTCAAATTCAGTGCTAATTTGTTCAGGATCTAATCCGATACTATCGAGCTGAATAAACTTTGATGCCATAACAATAGAATTACAAAATCGAAAATGTTACCTTAATCGCGATCTTGCTATTTGCTTGTTCACCTCTACCCTTTCGTGCTCCATCTTATCTTGCCAGTAATTCACGTAGATAAAAAACTCAATCACTTTGAGCTCGAAAATATCCTTCCATTTCAGCACATCGCCACCGGCTAACGTGTCAACGAAAATCAACCACTTGTACTTTTCTGCAAATCCAGTTCCGGTGTCAAGTCCTGCCTCGTCTGCTCGACGATCTGATTTAAAAATCTTGGGGAATCGCTTAGAAACAGCATCCAACTGCCCAAAAAAAAAGCGGACAATCCCAATGCCTCAACCGCTAACATCGATTCCTTTACATCCTTTGCCCGCTCGAAATGCTTATCCCCTTCGTATTTCTTGGGAATCCAAAATGGCGTTACCTCACGCATCAACGATGCAACGATTAGGTGAATGTTTTGGTTGATCTTTTCTTGGTCACTGGTCCACTCACTGATCTCCACGAATTGAGCCGTGCACACATCCTCAAAGAATCGGTTAATCCAATAACGTTTACCCTTCACCTTCACAAAGTTCTTGAATGGCTTGTACGGTTCTTCATTCAGCTGGTTCACGATCGACTCGTAACGCTTGCGCAAATCGGGCAGTGAGTACTGATCTACCTTCGAGTAACCGCCGTCAACAATCGCAGTTACCGAGCGCATTAAATCCCATCCTTCCAGGTGTTGCACCTCTTGGATCATTTGCCATTGGCCAACCGTTAAGGTGCGCCAAACATTGTTGTTCTTCTTATTTAATCCCATATTTTCCTACGTTTTTTTCTGCTAGTTTATTCAACGCAAAGTATCTCAATGCGTCCATGCCGTGATTGAAGGAATCAATCGGTACGTTGGTAGCGTTGCCGTCCTTTTCCTTCCACTTGTACGCGTTCAATTCTTTGATTAGATTGGCACTCCTACTCGTTACGTTAAAGCGAAATCGTTTCAATATATCGATACCGTTTAGAATGCTGTCTTTCCCTTTATTGGCACCCTCAATTCTCCATCCCATGCGCCGGATTTCTTCAATACTTTTCGGTTCTGCAGAATCGGCCACGATCGGCATATTGTTATTGATACCGGCACGGGCAAATACTTGGGCAATGTCCTGATTTGTTAGTCCTTTGTGGTACATAAATTCGTCAATGATCAATTCTCCGTTGTACCGGTACACCATAACGCACGCGGTGGGATCGTTCGTAAACCCAAAATCTAATCCCGCACCAAGCAATTGCGCGTCGCTCGGGACCGTACCGATCGTTCCCCAGTTGCGATAAATCAATCCCTCAATCTTGCCGGTCATGCCTCGGGCGTACACCTTCCACAACTCTTCATCCTCATTTCTGATACCTTCAATATCCCGCCTTGTTTTGTCACTTAAAAACGGGTTATGCCTATGGTCGGAAATAATCAACTCAACACCTTCCTTACCTATCAATTTATCATGTACCCAAAACCGAGCGTTCGGGTTGTAGTCGATAAAAACCTGTTTATTAGTTCTTCGTGCTAATTCCCAATATATCCAATAATTGATTCCGTTCGCCTCATTCATAAACAGGTAATGGCGCTTTCCGCTCTTTGCATCTTGCGGGTCTTGGTAGCTTTTGAATTCAATGATTGATCCGTTGTGAAACGTAAAGATACGATCGCTCGCGTTGTAGCTTTTTATCCAACTTTGAATGTCGGTTGAGCTCGCAACAATTGCTTGCATATCCCGGAGCGCACCGCTTTTCAGGTTAGGCACGTCTTGTCCTACCACACTAATCACTTGGTCTGGCTGCTCGATGGCTTTCAAGCAAAGCACCTGGAGGATGGAGTAAGTCTTGCCGGAACTTGTCCCACCTTGATTGACTATAACCTCGGCAATTGAATTGTAATTGCGCTCAAAAATTACCGACGTTTGAAACATCAATCTAAAATTATTGCATCTTCACTATCGGCAAGGTCAACACTCCCTTTGATTATTCCAACATTGATTTCCGCTTGTGGCATCGATACCGTAGTGTCAACCGTTTCCTTTGGCTTTCCGTACACGCGATCAAATAGAACTTCCATAAGGTGGATTGAACCACGGCTCATGTCACGCTCCATCTTCTTGCTGATCATCTTCAACCAAAAGGGTACATCCTCACGTTCGCCCAGGTCCTTGACTTGCTTTTCAGTCATGCAAAGCATGGCCATAATCATATCGTTGGCTTGACTGGATGAAAGGGTGATGTCAAACTCTTCCATAAACACCTCTTTGATTACGTTCTTCAACGCCCGTGGCCGTCCATTTCGATTGATGTTTTCGGGATGGCTTTTAAATCCGTGTTTCTTTGCGGTTTCCTTGTCCTTAAAATTCTCCCCGCGTGGCATTAGATTTCGATTTTGTTTACAATATCCTTCAACTTTTGCATACACATAAGCTTCAGTTCGTAATCGGTCGCACCACCAACGTTGATGTGATCGGCTGTTTCGGCAATATCCATCAACAAGTTGGCAATGGTAGCGTAAAGCTCCACAGCGCCAATGGCTTCATCGATAACATTCTTTTCTTTTGTATCGTTCATTTCTCGAGCTCCTTCAACTTTGCTTCACTCCATCGAAGGCCAGCAAGCCCACCCCAAAGAAGGTAGGAAATGTATCCGCAGTCCTGGGGCGTTGCTTGTTCGTAATCTTCTTTCGCACGACTCAAATAGGAATACATCCGTTTGATCGTGTCAACCGTTACGCGATCACCATTTGCGAGCTGTTGAGCTCGAACCTTACCGACTTGCGTTGCACATTTGTTACCGTTCTTTTCGTTCAGTTCAATGCCTCGCTTTGCGTTGTTTCTAACCGCTTGGGGATAGTCATTGTAGGATTGGAATAGTTCGTACTTCTTACGACCTAATGCGTTGCACACGGCCAATCTTTGAACGCTGTCGGTGTATTCGTGCTTCATGGTATCATCGCTCATGCAACGATCCATGAAATCACTTTTTGATTCTTCGGACTTTCTTTTTGGGAGTGGCATCGGTTTCTTCTTTAGTGTTCACAATTTCTTCCGGTTCACTTTCCATGAACACAGCTTTTGCAATGGCTTCGCTATTCTCGCGGAATCTACGATCTCTTTCCTTTTCGTACATAGAGAACACACGCGTAAACGCATCGAGGTTGCACGTAGCACAACCGCTCACCCATCTACGGCCCATGACTTCGCTAAATACTGAACCAACGATTGCCATTTGTTCCGGTGCTAACTTGAACACGCGCACACGTTGGTACTCTAACCACTTTGGATACAACGATTCCAACCGCTGTAACTGATTGTCATTTAATCTGTTTATCATTTTTCTTCCATTCATCGATTACGGTACAAAATAACATCTACAAAAACGTAGGCGAGTATCGAGGATAAACCGCCAATACCGACCACATCTATAATGTCGATCCGGTGAGTAAGTAACCCAAGGCAGCCATGGGCAATACCGATCCACCAAGATAGGCAAATGTAACAATTGAAAGGCTTGAATCCGATGGACTCGCCAATGTCGGTGAGCTTGGTCATCACCACTCCAATACACGCGGAATACACCGCCAAAAGAAATACTATCATTTTAATTTATAAATTTTAGGGTATTGCTTGTTTAATTCAAACCATTCCTTCCTGCGTTGAATGATCATTTCAGCTTCTTCAAATGTTTTAACGATTCGCTTAATATAAGTATCACTTAATGAAATTATTTGCGTATCTATTGTTTCCCAACCTGTAACCCAATCCTTTTTTACTTGTGCGCAAAATTCATTTTCGCTGTATTGCTTGATTCGGTATTTCATTTTAATTTATTTTTTACGTTCTTGATTGTCGCTCGAACGGAATTGTACGGAATCTTGGTGTCGCGTGATATTTTTTTCATCGGCACCCCTTCCAGGTGAATCTGAAAAATCACCCCTTCGTACCACTCGAGCTTTGTCATTTTCTGCTTTATGCTCTCAATCCTTTCCGAGTCTTGCCGGTCCTGCTCATGGTTGTACTCTTCATCAATGAACTCCACGTGATCTATTCCAACCGTTTCTTGCGATGGGTTGAATTTCTTATTGAATGGTGATCTCGGTAGATAGTAGGTGTTGTAGATTACTTGAATCACAAACAAGTACCACGACGAATTGAGTAGCTGGTTCTTTTGCTCTTCCGGTTTCTCGCAAAGGTACAAAACAACCTCGTGATAAAGGTCATGGCCAAGATCCCCCGCCAATTCAAGGCAGTACTTCTTGATGCCGCGGTGGCTAGTCACGAGGTCGATTAGTGGGTGCATTTAGAATGGCAAATCGTTATCGGTGCTCCATCCATGTTGAGCCAATTTATCAATGGCGGGTTTCAGTGCCGGGTTGATTTCGCTCGGGGCTTGCATCGGTGCATCTTTTGCCTTCCACTTTACCCAGTGCGTTGCTTTGCTCTTTTGGTCAACCTCTTTGCGCTGACCTACAAATACTTCGATGTCACCATATTGGTTGGTGGGTAAGTCGAGTAAATCTTGTTTTTTCAGTTGAACCTTTACCCCGTATTGGTTTGCCCAACCTTTGCCTACATACTTTTCGTTTTCCATATTATAGTTTTTAAATGTTTGAATAAATTGCTTGAAAATCGGGGTTGATGTAATTACGCTCTTTCTCCTTCCTATCTCGAACGTAATTCAATCGCATTAAATACCCTCCGATTGGTTTGCCATACGCACCCCGTTCGATATGCCAACCAAAAGCTCCGTCGGTAAACTCGTCTTTGTAGGTTGAAGTCCTGATATCGTGCTGGATGCGTTGCTTAATTTCGTAAGGTGTTACCACTTGCAAAGTTTCTTTGATGTTGATGTGGTGATAAAGCTCGTGCACGTGACCCATCCAAAGAACGTCTGCACCGTCCACTTGCGCTCCCATTCGTTGGTGTTGGATTACTCCCTTCGTTACTACTCCACCGCCACCGTGGCCATGGTGGTATTTCACTTTGAAGTTGAGGTACGTTTTGGCATCGTCTCTTCGATACACGTTAAACACAATCCAACCGGCATACCCAGCATTGAGGATCTTCGCACCGGTTTTGTAATTCAGCAAAGAAACGAACCGCTCGGTGAGATCTATTTCGTGGCGCTTGCTCACTGCGGTTTCGTGATTACCGTACCCTACAAAAATTAAATGGTCGGCATATTTTGCCCACCATTCAACAGCTTCGTTAACAACCAAGTCAAAGTAATTCCCGCCTTGATGCTCGGGGCGAATATCGTCTTTGCTCGCACGTTTGTCGTACTTTCCTTGCATGATACAAAAGAAATCACCATTGATTAGGATTTTCGCTCCCAGGTTAATGGCTTTCTCGATGTGATCTTGGAGTAGGTCGCGCCTACATTTCGGGTGATCAAAGTGAAGATCGGATAGCAGTAAGAACTGATCGCCGTCTTTGCACCGGATTGATACGATGTTACGTCCGTGCTTGGTTGTTTCCATGGTTAGAGTATTATTCTTTGCTTCACCTCGTCTACCGTCTGATCGGCATAGCCTAATTTATAGGCCATTAGGTGGCTGTGTGAAATAAACGATTCGAGGTCTTTAATCGTTCCAGTGTAGGGAAACTCCACGTTGATTGTTGTGGTTTCCTCGTTTGTTGCGATTGCAACGGTGATGGTCATTGTTTCGTTCATAATTTTGGTTTTTATGGGTTAATGAATTTTTATCGTTTAGTTAGGCGATAACTTAAATTATCGTTTGTTTTGGTGATTGTTATGCTTTGATGATTGAAAGATAATACTTTGCGTCTTTACTTTCGCTCTCTTCATAGTTTTTTAACAGGATA